CTTCTCCAGTTTTTACATATACTTCGTAGTAACTGGTGGTGCCTAAGTTTGTAGGGCAGCCTACTGAATAAGTAATCTTTTTGCTGTTTGTAGTAAGAGAGCCGAGCGAGGCACTGATCCCGGTTGGGTTTGGAGGTGGTGCCGCTGTGCCTGCTAAGTCTGGATCTTTTGGAGTAAAGGTAATTCCTGATTCGATTGCTGCGAACTTGCCAGTGTAATGCTTCGTCGCTGTAACGCTGTATTTGGTATTTTCTTCCTCTTGAATGTTTACTACGTTGTAGTATTCCGGTTCGTATACATTATCATCAAGACTCCAAGATAATCCCGTTTCTAGATTGTAAGCAGAAGGAACTGAACCATTGGGGAAACCTATCACTGTACCGTAAGTGGCTCCATCGATTCCTGAGCCAATAATCCCGCTACCTACACTAAATCCTGATGTGGTAGGATTGCCTGCTGAGTCTGTGATAAAATCTATTTTGTTTATTTGTGGTTTTCTTAAGTTCTGTATATCCGCAGAGTCAAAATCAGTATCTGAGGCTAACTGTTCAGAATCGTAAAAATAAGTAGGATTTGTTAATGTTAAAGAATACTCGGTGCTACCTTTAAGTGCAACAGCTCTGTCTAAAGTTACTCCTGTTGCGTTTATGTCAAGGGCTCTACCTCCTAGTAAATTAGTTCCTCTATTTTTATCCGATATTCTAATTAAGTCTCCGGGCCTAACAAGTAAAGAGTCCATACCGGCAGAGAAAGAAACACTTTCTTGCTCAAAGCTGTTGGTATGAAGTATCCACCTGCCAAGTCTTATAGCTTGAGCTTTACTTGTGCAGCCGAAAGCTGTAACTTCCGTCTCTCTCACTCCATATTTTCTTATAGCATCTACGTCCTCTACGTACTCTAATGCTGGTTTGTAAAAATTTTCTTTATCATTGTATCTAACAACCGCTACAGAGAATCTGGTTTTTTTGGCTGTTGAGGAGTAATTAAAGTCGCCCTCTTCGACATTCGCGTTTGTAAATTGTATTACGGGTTCTCTCTCAGAATCTTGAATCGCGTTTATCGTACCCAAGCCATAGTAAACTATACCTCTAAATATACTTGCAAAATCTTGAAGCACCTTAAACGCTTCTTCTCTGGAGTTTATGTAAACGTTCGCAGAAAATCTAGGCTCGACTCCGTCGTTTCCATCGTCGACTAACACATCGCAGTATTGAGCAATTTTGTATAAAGACCACTTGTCTATTTTCATGGACTCTATGTACTTGCCTAAACCGTACCTTTTGTTAGTTACTAAGTCGTAAAAAATCCAAGCAGGATTGTCTGTCCAATATTTTTTAGATTTAAACGTACCGTCCCAGTCTCCGTCGTATCTTCTGTGCGTTGGATCGTAATTACTGGGAACTTGCACTTTTAATAATTTAACATCAAACGCTCTGTTTGGTATCGAGCTAAAATACTCAGCCTTAAACTGAGACCCGATCACTGCAGAGTTTGGATAAGATAAGCTTGTTTGAAAAATTTCTGTTGTAGAATCAATGAAACTTTGGTTTTGTACGAATGAGTTGATTGAGTCTAGTGTGGTTCTTGTGATTTGGAATTCCCAACCAACTAGATTATCTTTGGTGACTAGCTCGTCGTCGTAGTTTACTGTTGTTTTTATAGTATGTAAATACGGACTACTAATTAAGCCTGAAACATTCGTGTTGTCTGAAGAGTTGTCTGTTAGCCAAGGGCCAGAGGTTCCGTTTTTATACAACGGCCTGTACTGGGTCAAGAAGGATATTACGCTTCCAACCTGCTGGTTTTGCTCGTCTGGCGTAAACAAAGAGCCAGCTTTAGTATAGGACAGTGCTGGGATTTTTACGTTTATTTCAAACGAGCTTAAATTTGTATTTAATACTCTAAAGTTTTTAGGGTAAGATGTGGCTCCGGCTTCATCTTCTGGACCATACAATCTTTCATTTATAGTTTTACTTTTTTGAGTTTTAAGAGCGTCGGACTCGAGTAGGAAGTTATCGTTTTTAGTAATTCCTATTGCATCTCCGTCAGAAATAGCATATTTAAAATTCTGAAAGTTATAATAATTTTTACCGTTAGAACCTTCGCTTACAACTGGAGTTTCGTTAAGATATATTGATCTTAATTGATTTTCTGGAAACTCTCCATAAGAAATAAAGTCTCCACTTGTGTAACCTGTGCCACCTAGTTGTCCTGATAATATGTGTTCTCCAGAGACGAGACCTTCTATTTCACCTTCAGAAATTAAATCGATAGTGTTAACTATTGATCTAGAAGTGACTAAATCACTACCAGATAAAGCACCGAAACCTGAACCTGTTGTTTGTTCGGTAAACGGAATACCTGATAGAGAGGTCTCAAAACCAGAAGCTTGTAAGTCTGAAATATTTACAACTTCATTTCTTTGCAAGACTCCTGTAAAGTTAGTTAAAACCGCCATTTTATATTACCCTTCCTGCTTCAGATACTAGTTTCTTTTCTACGTCGTAAGAAGTTAAGATTACTTGACTGCCAACCATTAATCGGCCATACCCGATTGGAACAGGCCCACCTTCGTTTATAACATTTGTAGGACCGCTAAAAAGATAAGACTCACTTAAAGCCTGCGGGTCTGAACTAGGATTTGTTATAAGTCTGTCTTCAGGTTTTTCTGGCGGTTTCGATAAGGCGTCTGACATGCCTGCAAAAAACAATATAGAACCAAGAGTCTTGGTCATTGCGCCGTCACCAAAAAACATTAAACCTGCTCCAAGGACTGAACCTAGTAAACCGAAGAATGCGCCCTCTACAACGGGAGCAATATCAATTGATCTTAAATTATTTCTTTCTAATAGCAACGGATTACCTTCTTTTGTAACCTGTTGTATTTCATTATTTACTTTTACTACGTATTTTACATTTTTTTGAGATAAAGAGTTTATGCTTTTGAACAACTTGGAGGACGTTAAGCAGTTAACTGCATGAAGCGCTTCTCTAACGCTTGATACCGATAACGACCAACTTTTCTTGCCAACTTTTTTAGCAAGAACTCCGTGAATTCTGATGTCTACTAAGTCTTTACTCATGCAATGTCAGGCTCCATAACCTCAAAAGAGTCTTTAGAGGATATATATAAAACACTAGTCAGTTCTAGTGATTGTGAAATTTCTTTATCAGCGCTTGAAAAGGAATTGTCTCCTTTAGTGTGAGAATGATAAACGGCTGCTACGTCTCCATCTAGCAGTGCATTTAAATATTCTTCTATACTTATCTTAAATTTATCTTCTTTGTCTTCCGCAGAATTCTCACACTCTCTTAGGATTATGTCTCCGCTTTCGTTTTCTAAAATTAATCCGCAGCACTCCTCGGGAAAAACTTTTTTCGCGTGAGACCTTATCTTGTCTTTTATTGGGTCGGTTAGTGTCATTTTAGTTTATACTTGTTCTAGTGTTAGTTCCCGGGAAACCTCCGAAAGGTAAAAAATCTTTGGCTGTGCCGCTGGTTATTCCGTCACCAGTGAAAGCTTTACCACTGTTGCCCCAGCGAAGCTTACAGCCTTTTAAGGTTTTCGAGCATTGATCTGGCTCCCAATATGTAGAATGAGGAGGACAAACATTAGAGAAGCTGCCAGTATGTTTTGATACAAAATAATATTTAATACTATTTTTTTCTATAAATACTACATCTCCTGATGAATAAATACCTCCAGTTAAATAAAGCCCTGAAAATCTATTGCTGCCAGTTTCGTTGCCTAGACCTTCGGGCGTATAGTCTCCAGCTTTACCAGAAATAAGTTCGTCATTAGCGTTCGCTACTGGTGGAGCGAAGTCAGGTAAAACAGCGTTGTAACCAAAGGTTCCTGATATGCCTGTTTGATTATCGTTGGCTGTTGGTCCATTTAATTTAGATTTATATTCATAGCAGCAGCCTTCACCTCTGTAAGTGAACGGACATCTTGATGCATAAATCACTCTGCTTGGTAATTTTAAATTTTGTAAATCAAAAATAGAAGAAAGTTCAAATTGAATACTGTTTTTATTTTCATTAGACTTTCTTTCGATAAAGAAAACGTCTCTTGGGAATTCAGCGTTTTGATCTTCTTCGGAGCCTACTCCTTCGATGGTATCTCCGTTTTGATCTGCATCTAAAAATTTTGCGAACGTTCTGATTCTGGTTACTTTCGCTCCAACGAAGTTTTCAAAATTAATAAAGTTACTTTTCAATAACGAAAAAGAAGCATTTTCTTCTAAACCTTCTACAGAAGTTATCGTTAGGGTCGGAGTAGGCAAAGTCCCCGCAGAGTTCATTTCGAATCCTTCGGCTTGAATTGGTAAAGAGATGTAATTATTCGACTGGAACTTAAGAGTTACTCCATTTAAGGAGTTCATGTTGTGAAATCTAAACGGTGCAGGATTATAGTTCTCGTTGGATTTTTTTAAAGTAATATCGGAGGCTAGCTCACTAATGTCTATTTCATACAAGACTATTAAGGTAGAGGGGTCTAGTTTTAAAGATTCACTCGCTACCTTTTTCAGGGATGTCTCTGCTTGACTTTTATTCATTTATTATGGCACCTGATCAAAGCTCGCTGAAACGTTCAGTACGTCTTGAGATGCAAGAGTGCTACTGAACTGTCTACAAACAAACTTTCTTCTTGTATTATAAGGAGAAGGAGGAGTAAAGAAAAAGAAATCCTTACCCGATCTAGATTCTAAGAAATGAAGTATAGCCATAGCTTCTTTGGTATTTCTACCGTCGAAGCTCATAGAGATTTTAATTAAATCGTTATTGATTCCGTCTGCCATTCTTTGCTCGTAACCGTCTCCAAACTTAATAGATTTAACTTTTGGCTCGTGTGTCACGGACATGTTAAAGGAGGGAGTCCATATAAAATTTGGAGAAGTAACATTTGATGCTGAAGCGTGAGTTGAGGTCGGGGCGGTAATCATTCCTCCCCAGTACGCAGAGGTGGTTGATGGTGTTTCAGACACCGGAACTGATTGCAGGGCGTACCAAAAATAGCCGCCACTTTTAACTATATCATTCTTTTGATAAGTTGAACCAGAAGAATAATCTGATACTTCATATATAGAACCCATATCCTAATCCTTATACCTTGTATTATTTACACTTAACCCTATAAACCGTGTAATAATTATAGGAATTATCACCGTTTTTTTTAAAAAATAAAAAAGGTGAAAGGTAAAAGGATGCCGTTTTATACAGCTAACAATACGGAACTTAAATTAAATGGTACTGGATATTACGTTTCGGACGTATCTTTATCTAGTTCTGCAGATATAAATCCCGTAAAAAAAATAGGATCTAATCTGTCTGACGAGTACTCTTCAGCAGGGAGAGTCAATGGAAGTTTAAGTATAAACTACTTCTTGAGTGGGGAAGACCCTATAAAGAATCTAATAGAAAACGACGAGTCAGTTTCTGGTAACTTTTGTGGATTATATTTTGATTCGGGTCATCTTACTAGCTACTCTTTAAATTACGGACCTAATCAGCCCGTTTCGGTATCAGCGTCTTTCTCTTTCTTTAGTCAGGTTTCAGGCTCATTCTCAAAGACTTCGAGTAATCTTGATGATGTTAACATTTTAAATGTGGGTGACTTTAGGTTTAGCGAAACGGGAGTTGTAAATGGAGAAAAGATATTATCTTTAAGTTATTCTTTTAACAATAGTATTCAGCCTTTTTATGCAATACAGGAAACAGGAGAGAATCCCGTACCAATAAGGGTTTCTTCAACCAGTAAGAGCGTATCAATGCAACTGGAAACCAACGACTACTCGATAAATATACCTTCAACGGGACTGTTATGTAGAGCAGCAATGTCCATGAAGGACAACTCTGGGGTTGAGCAGGAGAGGTACGAGGTAAGCGGTGTTATAAATTCAGAAGACATGAGCGTTACAGCCGGAGAGCTTTTAGTTAAAAATCTTTCGGTCACTCAGGCTAATTTAGCGATACAGCCTCCTGAGATTACCTCTATAACTCCTAGCTCTGCGGAAACAGGAGCGCATGTGGTTGTAAGCGGTTCCAATTTATCAAATGTGGAAAGCGTTAGCTTGCAAGGCCAAGACCTAAGTTTTGATACGCCAACTGGAACAACTGGTTTTGGCGTAACAATACCCACCAATGTTCCAACCGGAGGGGTATTTGGTGGTCCCCTACAGGTTAGAACGAGAGGTGGGTTGGCGCTATCAACGGGAGCCTTGTTGATATCTTAAGTTTTGACTTTCGCGTTCTTAAGTCTTTCTATAAGTTCGAAAGTTTTTATCTTTGATAAGTCTGACACAGAAGACAGGGAGCTTGCGTCATAACCTTCGTCCTGAAGTTTCTTCTTAACCATCTCGAAAGAGACGCCCTTCTTTTTCATAAGGTCTTCCAGAAGAGTTTTTGGATCAGACGCATTTAATGCTGCTCCTGTTTGGTCAAGAGATTGGTTCGCAGCCACAGAATCGGAAAGCTCTTCTTTGCCTACGATATTAATTCTTAAAAAATTACGCACACAACGAACGAAAGCCCTATTTTCAGCACAGGCAGCTAAAAACGCTCTACCGAAACCCGTAGTGTTATTAGGAGAAGCGTCACCGATTGCTGAAAACACAACCTCTTCCCCTTCTGTCTCGTAGTTCGGACGCCAAGTTATATTGCAGGTGGCGACGACATAATCTGAGCTTGGTGATACTACATCATAGGTCACATTGGTGTACCCTCTGATTTGCGCTAGCTCCTTGATGCCGCCAAGGAGAATTATAAGTTGCCAATCTTTCAGTTTTGAAATATCGGTTTCTCCTCTGGAGCTATCCTTGTTTGCCACTAGATACTCAGGTTTGATCATTTTTCTCCAGTCAATCATACCCTCGTCCGTGAAGACGTAATCGACATCAGGCAAAAGCCCATTATCGTCTCTAACGATCTTTTTTACTTTATTCTTTTTAGCTGGCATAACACAGTTTAAACCTTGC